GGCATCGTCCCGACCTCGGCCGCCATTACCAAGACCACCGAGGAGCTCGAGCTCGCCGCAATCACCCGCAACATCAAGCAGATGTGGCGCGACGAGGCCGCCGCCAAACGGCAGTGGCCTTGGACGCTTACGAATTGGGAGGAGTTTGGCGGCATCTTCGTCACTTGGCCGGGCGGCGCGCCGGGCAAGCGCTACTGCGCCGCGGTCAACGCCTCGACCGGGGCATGGTGCCGGCTGGTCGGCTACGACGCCACTTGCTTCGTGCGCTCGCGAGCGGACATGTTTTTCGGCACGCAGGACGGCAAAATCATGCAGGCCGACCGCACCGGCTACGACGACGGCGTGCCTTACGTGGCGACCTTGGTGGGCGGTTGGGAAGTGTTCCAGGCGCCGGGGCAGACTATCACTTGGCGGCAGGCAAGGGCCTCGTTCGCGTCGAGCGCGGGGCAGCCGTTCCAGCCGCAATTGTCGGCTTGCACCGATTACGTCGTGACGCTGCCGACGCCGCCGCCGGCCGGGCCCGATCCCGGCCTTGCCGACGTCTGGGATCAGGGCCGCTGGGGTCCGGACATGGGGCCGCCGCCGCCTCCCGTACCGACAACCCCGGAGCGCGACGCCTACGGGCAGTGGGATCAGACCTATGCCAGCCGGCAGGTGGTTCGCAACACGATGTGGGTCAGCATCGGTTTTACCGGGTTCTCGCATGCGCCGATCGTGCAGGTAACGGTGGCGCAGAACGCCAAGCCGAACGTGGATTTGATCGCAATCAGCGCCGCGTTCGAGCGGGCGGGCATCAACGTCTGAGGGAATTAGAATGGCCTATCCCCAGGTAGACAGCAGAGGATACCCCATCCCGACTACTCCGGAGGGATTGGATCGGCCGTTGATAACGATCGATCCGGTAACCGGAGAACCGATTTTGGACACTCGGCCGCAGATGCCGGACGCGCCGCGTCCCGAAATGTCGTCCGCAAAGTCGCAGCGCGACGCCATTGCGGCGGCGATCCTGCGCAACAACATGCAGCGCGCCGGCTATAACCCGCCGGCTTACCAGATTTGGGGCGGCGGCTACGGCGGGCCTGCGGGCGACGCAGGCGGCTACGGTTACGGTGCGCCTAGTGGTGCGCCTAGTGGTGCGCCGTCCGGTGCGGTCAGCGCGGCTCCTGGCGCGGCTCAGGGTCATTCGGCGGCGCCCTCGGCGGCGCCTTCGGTCAGCGGAAAGGGCGGCATCGGTTCCGACGCCGCGGCGGCGCCCAATCAGGCTTCCGCAATGACGTCGGAGGCCATGCAGGGCTTCCCGGTGGGACAGGTCAATCGGGGCGACATTGCCGACATCGGTCAGGTCGGCGTCGTCGGCAAAACCTCGCCGAACGTCTCGATCCAGAACGCGCCCCAACCGGACATGAGCATCGCGCAAGATCCGATGGGCTTTCCGTACGGTTTCCCGGCGCCGACAGCGCCCGTGACGGTCTCGCCGCCGCAGAGCGATCCCGCGCAAGCTCCGGTCGGCAAGAACGCGCCGCACGCCGACCCGACGCACGGGCCTCTGGGCAAGGGCTTCGTCGGCCCGCAAAGCCTTTTCGGCGTGCCGACAAAAGGCGTTCCCGTCATGAGCGTAACGAAGGGCGAGCCCACGGCAGAAGAGGATGCGGCCGAGTTGGCGGCGCTCAATGCCATTGCCGTCCAGAAGGGCTACATGAGCCCCGAAGGCGTGCCGAGCCCGAACACCACGGCCGTATCCCTCGGAAAATCGGCACCGTCAGTGTCGATGGGCTTTACCGGCTTTGCGCCGAGCCCGGCCGGCGTGGTCGGCAAGGGCAGCGTCAACGCCAACCAGGGCTTTACCTCGCTCGGCAAGGGCGATCCGGACAATCCGACCACCGAAGCGCCGGCACCCGACGCTGCTACGGTAGACGAAAGCGAGGGCCTGGATACGTCCGCGCCCGCACCGGCACCGGCTCCGAATGCGCCGGCACCGCCAAGTCTCGGCGATCCCACGGGACATGCACTCTCCTCTCCGTACGGTCAGGCACCCACTGCGCCGCAATCGTCGCTGTCCCCCGCCCAAGCAGCTCTTGCCGCGGCAATTGCCGGCAAGGGTCCGGTCGGACCGCTCGGGCATCCTTCGGCCGTCACCACCGCGGAGCAAACTGCTCCCGACCCGACCGGACTGCAGTCCGATCCGGGTCTTGCGGCCCAGCAATCGGACGCCGCCGCCGCTTTGGCTGCGGACGTCGGCACCCCGCCCGGCCTGCAAGAGAGTTTGGGCATTACCGCTGCCAACGTCACGGAAGGCCTCGACGCAGCGCAGGCCCAGGCCGCCGTAAACGCGGCCGTTACCCAAGGGCTGAACACTGCGCAAACCGCGGCGGCCAACGCCTTCGCGGAAAGTCCGCACGGCCAGATCACGGCTCCGGCGCCGGCTCCCGCGCCGGCACCGACGCCGGCACCGACGCCGCTGGGCTATACGCAAGAGGAGACCGTCGCCGACCCGGCGGTTACCGCCATCAACGCGGTCATAGGCAAGACCACGCCGACCGATCCCAACCACGAGTTCACGCCGCCCGCGGTCCAAATCGAAAGCATGCCGCCGCAATTCGCCGATCCGTTCTCCGATCCGGCCGCCGTGGATGCCGCGATCGCCCAGAGTTTGGGCCTGAGCCCGACGACGGGGCCGACCCAAGGGTTCAACCTCGGTTCTCCCACGGCTGCGGCCGTGGCGGAAGGGTTGGCCAATGCTGCGGCGGCAACTGCGTCGGAAGGCGGCGTAACCGGCAGCAGCGTCGGCATCGGCAGCAGCGTCGGCGCCGAGGGCGGCTACGGCGACAATGCCAGCCCGTCCGGCGGTTACGGCGACAGCGGGCCGGCCAGTCCCGGCGCACCGGCCGGCGGCTACGGCACGACCGGCAACACGGGCGACGACGGCGCCAGCCCGGCCGGCGGCTATGGCAATAGCGGGCCGGCCGGCGGCTACGGCACTTCGACGGGCGACAGCACCAGCAGCCAGGGCGGCGTCGCTACCGGACCGGCCGCAGGCTTGGGCGGCTCCCTCGGCGGCAGCGACGGCGGTACCGGAGATGCCGGCGGCGACAGCGGCGGCCTCGGCGGCGAGGGAGGCTGGTGATGCTCGATTACGTCTACGGCCACGACGAAACCGTCGCGCACTTCGTGGCGCAACTGATCCCGGTCATGGGAGGACGCGAGTTCGCGCCGGCCTCCAAGGCGATCGGCGTTATCGACGAGGACGGCAGGCTGATCGCGGGGCTGGTCTATCACAATTGGGACGAGCGCGCCGGCACCATCGAGATGTCCGGCGCGGCATTGCCTGGCAAATATTGGCTCACAAGAGAAACGCTGAAAAGAATTTACCAGTATCCGTTCCTTCAGATGGGTTGCCAGATGGTGATTATGCGGGTCGCGGAAGACAACGTCGTGCTGCGAACCCTGAAACAACTCGGCTACGCCTTCGTCCGGATCGAGCGGCTGCTCGGCCGCAACAAGGACGGCATCGTCTGCACGCTGACTTTCGAGGCCTGGTCCGACAACAAGATCAACCGGAAGTATCGGCACTGCGTCGTGGACGTCGATCCTATCGAGGAGGCCGCCTGATGCCCAAGAGAATAACGCGGGCGGAAGCCAACTACCGCAAGGGCAGTCCGGTCGAGTGCTGCGGGATCTGCGCCTTCTACCAGGGCCACAACCGCTGCTCGCAGGTAATGGGCGACATCAGCCCCTACGGATTGTCGGACGTGTTCAGGGCCGAAGGCAATCCGTTCGGCCGGACCATTACCGACCAAGAGAAAATGCAAATCAGAGCCATGGCTGCGAGGTAAACGACATGCCGCTTTCTCCCGGCGCCAACAACCAGTCCTACCTCGACCCGGCCGCCAACGGCCAGCGCAACAACCTCGCGTCGGCGCTGATGAACGTCGCCGCGCCGCCGCCGCAGACGGCCATGCAGCCGGGAGCGATGCCGGCCATGCCGGGCGGCGCCATGCCGCCGGTACCGCCGCCGCAAATGCCGCCGCCGGGAACCGGCGTGCCGCAACTGGGCGGGCCGATGCCGGGCATGCCGACGCCGGGAATGCCTACCCCAGGCATGCCGCCGGCAAACGTGCCGCTGTCGCCCGGCATGCCGCCGATCCCGCCGCAGCCGGGAATGCCGCCGAGGTACTAGGCCATGTCTTTCCTGAAGCCCGATCCGCCGACCCCGCCGAACCCGATCGATACCGCGCGGGCCGCGACCGGCACCAACGTCGGCACCGCGATCGCCAACGCGCAACTGCAAAACATCAATCAGGTCACGCCGGGAGGCAATCTCCAGTACTCGACGACCGGCAACTACGACTGGACCGACCCGACCACCGGGGCGACCTACAGCGTTCCGCAGTTCACGGCGACGCAGACCTTGTCGCCTTCGGGAACGTGGACAAACGCCAAGCAGGAACAGACCAAAGAGTTATTGGCCGACACCGCCTACAAGCAGGCCTCGCGGGCCGCGGGCGTGCTCGGCACCACGTTCGCCCCGACCGCGACCGGACCGCAGGGCGGGCAGGCCGGCAGGATTTCCGCCCTTCCGGCCGCGGCGACGACGTTCGCGGGCGGCGGCCCGATCCAGAAAAGCCTCGGGCAGCAAGGCGACATCACCCAGACCTACGGGCCCGCCGACAATTTCAGTGCCGATCGGCAGCGCGTCGAAAACAGCCTGATGGCGCGGATGAACCCGCAGTTGCAGATCGAGCAGCAGCGGGTGCAGCAGCAACTCGCCGACCAGGGCATCCGCTACGGCTCGCAGGCCTACGGCGACGCCATGACGAACTACTCCCGGCAGGCCGACGACGCCCGCTGGGGCGCGATCCAGAACGCCGGCCAGGAGCAGCAGCGCATGGTGCAGGAGGCGGCGCAGCTCGCCGCCTTCCAGAACGCGGCGCAGCAGCAGGGCTACGAGCAAAGCCTCGGCGCCGGGCAGTTCGTCAATGCGGCGCAGGCGCAGCAGTTCGGGCAGAACGCGCAAGCCGCGCAATTCGGCAATCTCGGCCTCGCCCAGCAATTGCAGCAGCAGCAGGCCGCCTTCAATGCCGCCCAGGCGCAGCGCGGCGCCTACATGCAGGAGCAATTCGCCCAGCGCAACCAGCCGCTGAACGAGATCGCTGCGTTGATGTCGGGCAGTCAGGTGGGCCAGCCTAATTTCGTCAACACGCCGGGCGCGCAGATCCCGACGACCGACGTGGCCGGACTGATCAACCAGAACTTTGCCCAGCAGCTCGGGATCTACCAGCAGCAATCCCAGAACACCAACCAACTGATAGGCGGCGTGCTGGGACTGGGCGCGGGCGCGCTCAGAGCGTCCGATCGCCGCCTGAAGGAAAACGTCTCCAAGATGGGCACGGTGTTCGCGGCCGATGCCGAGGGCGAGCGCAAGCAACTGCCGATTTACGCCTACTCCTACAAGGCCGACCCGGCGTCCGCGCGGCACGTCGGCCCGATGGCGCAGGACGTCGAGAAGATTACGCCGGAGGCGGTCGAGGAGCACGGCGGTCGCAAGTTCATCCGGCCCAGGGAAGTCATGGGTAGCATAATGAGGGCAGGGTAATGGCAGACGAAAATGCCTTGGACACGCTGAGAAGCTATCTGATCTGGCCGGACAGCGGCAAGAACACCAACCAGCAATTGCGCCAGCGCATTGCCCTGCAAATGATGTCGCAAAGAAAAGGCTATCCGAAAAACATCGGCGAGGGCTTGACGGCGATCGGCGACGCCATCGGCGACATGGGCACGGCGAGGATGCTGGAGAGATCGGCCGCGGCGGGCGCGGAAGCCGACAAGGCCGACGTGGAGAAGATGACGGGAGGAACCGAACCCTACGCAGCGCCGCCACCTCCGAAGGTTAGCGCTTACCCGGAGCCGGTCGTCCCGACCGCGACGGTAGTCGACACGCCGCCGCCGGTCGTCGCGCGCTCCACGGTGCCGCCGCCGGTCGTCCCGGTCGTTCCTTCGGTGCCGGACGACGGGTCTTTCAACAGCCGGTTCGATGCCGCACGGCCCTTCAGCGGGCCGCGGTCGGACGTGCCGCCGCCGGCCGCGCCGGTCTTGGCGGCGGTCGATCCCATGGCCCGCAACAGGATAGCAGCCCTGGCGATGCAGAACGGAACGGCTCCGGGGGTGCCGCAACAAAACCCTATGCTGGCGGGGTCCGTACCCCGCGCTATGGGACCGGCCCCTTCGGCCGCTTCTCTCCCTTCCGGTTCTCCTGACCAGCGCTTGGCGCTGGCTCCGACAGGCACGGTGTCCGACGCGCCGCCGATCCTGCCTTCCGGCATCCGGACGGCGCCGCCGGTACCGCCGGACATTCGAGCCGTGCCGCCTCCCGTGCGAGTAGCGGAGACCGTCAATCCGTACGAGGCCGCCGCGCACGAGCCGGTAGTGCCGTCGCAAGTGCCGATGACGAGGCAGGAATTCGAATTGCGCAAGGCGGCGAGCGATCCCAACCGGCCGGAACGGGCGCAGATGCTAAGGCCCTACATCGAGCAACTGGAAGCCAACAGGAGCGCCGAAAACGCGCGCCGCGTCGAGCAGTACAGGAAAGACCTCGAGCTTCACAACCAGCTTAAAATGAAGGGCTTGGAGTACAGGGCAGGCGAGCCGGAGCGAGTTCTGAACAGGGAAAAATTGCAGCAGGAAATCGCCAAAGGCAAAATCCCCGAGGTAAAACAGGACGTCGAAACCGGACTTGTTTTCAATCCGGCAACCGGGGAGTGGGAGCAACCCAGGATAGCCGGTGCCGATCCCGACAGAAAGCCGCCCTTCAAGGGCTCCGAATTCCAGGGCAAGGCAATGGTCAATTACGGCCGCGCCAGACTTGCCCAAGAAGGCTTGAGGGGCGCCAACGAGCAGTTGCTGGCCGGCAGTCCGGTGCAATCCACGCTGAGCTCGTTGCCGTTCGGCGTGGGACGTCCGTTGCGCAGCGATGCCTACAAGGAAGCCGATACCCACGCGGAGAACTTCGTCCAAGCATTCATCCGCCAACAATCCGGCGGCGCCTACACGCCAACCGAATTGGAGAGCGAGGCTCGGGCAATGCTGCCCAGATACGGCGACAGCGAACAGATAATCCAGAACAAGCGCGAGCAGCGCGAGCAATTTCTCAACGGCATGTACAGTATCATCGGCTCGAGCGGACAAAAAAGCGTCGACATCGATGCCGCCAGACGAGAGGCCGATCGGGCGGCGCACCCCGCCAAGGAGACAAAACCAGTCGATCCGCTCGAGGGGCGCGAGGCGGTATTCCCCGACAAGTCCATTCGCGTTCGCCGCGACGGGAAATGGGTTCCGAAATAATGGCAGACGATCTCCCCCCAGGCGCAGTCTTGCTGCCAGAGAAGGCCCCGCCGACCGGCTTGCCGCCCGGCGCCGTGCTGATCGAGGACCCCTACCGCAAGGCCGCGATCGCCGAGCGCGATCGCCTCGTTGCGGCCGGCGCCACCCTGCCGGAGGGCTACACGAGCCGATTGACCAAAGGTCTCGGCCTGAACTGGACCGACGAAATCATGGCGGGAATGACGACGCCGCTGGAGATGATCAAGCGCGGCGTCGGTCCGGTCGAGGCTTACCGTTACGCCAAGGCCAGGGAAGATTTGGAAACGGAAAAGGCGCGCGAGAATACCGGCGCGCTCGGAACGGCCGTGGAAGTGCTGGGCGGGCTCGCCACGGGCGGCAGGGGCGTTCTGGGTGCGACCCTGCCCAAGGCCGGAGCCGTCGTCCGGCAGGTCCCCGGCGTCATGGGCGCAATCGGCCGCTACGCCGGCAACGTCGGCAAGGCCGCCGCGATCGGCGGCGTCGCGGGAGCCGGCGAGGGCAATACCTTGGAGGAACGGGCGTTAAGCGGCGTCGTCGGGACCGTGCTCGGCGGCGTCATCGGGGCGGCGGCGCCGCCCGTCGTCAATACGGCGCGCTGGGCAGCGCAGCCCCTCACCAATCAATTGCGCAGGCTTGCCGCCAGCCCCACCTCGCCATTCGGCAGCGTGGAGGACGTCGCCGCGGGGCAGATCTCCCGCACGATAGACCGCAGCGGCAAGACTGCCGAACAAATAGCGCGCGAGGTCGCGGACGCCAACGCGTCCGGCCAGCCCTACATCCTGGCGGAAGGGATCGGCACCGAAGGACAACGACGGCTGGCAGGCATCGCCAAAAGCCCTGGGGCGGCCCGCCAGTGGATCGACAGGGATCTGGGGGAACGGGACCTCGGCCGCGGATTGCGCGCCCAGGAAGCCGTAGAGACCGGCCTGGGCGTCCCCCGAGGGCAGACGGGACAAGAGGCGCAAATGGCGCTGACCCGCGAGGCGCAAACCGCCAGCCGGCCATACTACGAGGCCGCCGAGGCGATGCAGCCGGTGTGGACGCCGCGCTTGCAGCAGTTTTTCGAGCACCCCGACTTCAAACGCGCACTCGGCGAGGGCTTCCATGCCGAGCGCACCCGAGCATTGACGGCCGGCCGCGATTTTAATCCGCGCGACTATGCCGTTACCGACTTTAACGAAGCCGGCGACCCGATCTTGGGCGCAGTGCCGAACATGAGGTCTATCCACCTCATGAAGCTCGGCATCGACCGCATGATCAACAAACACCGCAATCCGGTCACCGGCAGGGTCGATACGGCCGACCCGGCGGTGCGGGAGCTGCAGGGCGCGCAGGCGGCCTTCTTGCGCGAGGTGGACAGTCTCAATCCGGCATACGCCCAAGCGCGGGCGGCCTATGCGGGCCCGGCCCAGATCCGAACCGCCGTCGAGCGCGGGCAAGACATTCCTATGGGCGGTCGGCCGGAGGACACCATCCGGCGGTTCGAGACGCAAACCCCCGCCGTGCAGCAGGGCGAACGGATCGGCATCGCCGACCGCGTCGCGCAAATGATCTCGAAGGGCTCGGAAACAGGCCCGTTGCCGGCCTACCTTCGAAATGCCAAGGGGCGCCAGGAACTGGACTGGCTGTCGCTGCACCAGGGGCCGCGGCAACCGATCCCGCCGAACCAGTTGGCGCGAGCCAGCGACCCCGCGAGGTTCCAACCAGATCCGCTGCGCCGGGCGCTCGAGCGCGAGGCAACGATGCGCTCGACGTTCTCGCAGGCCCGCGGCGGCTCGCAGACGGCGGAAAACCTGGCCGACATGGCCGACAACCTCCCGGCGGCACCGGACATCGTCGGCGTCGGCAGCAATCTGCTCTCCGGCAACTGGCTGGGGGCGGCCAAGGCTCTGGCGCCTGCGGCACAGCGCGGCATCAAAGGCGAGACGGAAGCGCAGCGAACGGCAATGGCGCGTATCTTGATGGAACGCGATCCCAACGAGATCGCGGCCATTATGCAGCGCATCAAAGATTTGCAGGCGCGGCAACGCGCGGCGGCAGCGGCTCGCGCGGGCGCGGCGACCGGCGCTCTCGCTCCGAGCCTGACCGGCACCTATACCAACAGGAGACCCTAATGCCACGCGACGGTTCGAGCATTTACCATCGTCCGGTCGGCACCGACGCGGTCACCGACACCACGATCGAAAGCAGCAAGTACAACGTCAACGTCGCCGACGTCGAGCAGGACCTCAATCTGCCGCGCCCGATCATTGCCGGCGGCACCGCCGCAACGTCGGCCGACCAGGCGCTGCTCAACCTGTCGGCCGAAAAGGCTCGGCAAACCGTCGTCAACTGGGACAGCACGTTCTGGGTGGCCGGGTCGTTCTTTGCGGGGGCGTCGGCGTCCGGCCTCGCACCCGTGCCGGGACACGCCTTTGCCGGCATCGTCTATCATTCCGACACGATCTCCCCAGCGGCGCCGACCAATACCGCGTTGGTATGCGAGGCGACCGACCTCACCGACCCGACCAGCCCCAACAAGTACATTCGGCTGATGACTGCGGGCGTGTGGGGCCCATGGTCGATCACCAGCGGGTCCGCGGCCATTCCCGGCCTGTTCGGGGATTATATCTTCGACGGCGGCCTTACGTTCCCGCCCGACAGCGGGCAAATCAGGTTCGACAACGCTGCCCAGAATTCCACTACCGAAGTTTTCTTGTCGCACGTCACCACGGTAGGGATCGACAATACCGGCGTAATCCCGTTTGCGGTCAAATCCGGTTACGAGTTCTACGTTCAGGACAAAGACGAACCCGCAAAATTCAAAATGTTTACCGCCACCGCCGACCCGGTACTGTCGGGCGGCGACTATCGCATTACGGCGCTGTTCAGGGGCGGCGGGGTCGATCTGGTCTCCGGCCAACGCATGCTGGTCGGCGCCAACAGCGGCGCCAGCGCGACGACTTACGCCGTGCGCTACGACATCGCGCAAACCCTTACCCTCGACCAGCGGGCGCAGGCCCGCGCCAATATCGACGTTTTGAAGAAAAACTACATCCTCAACGGAGGCATGCAGGTCAGCCAGGAAAACGGCAATACCGCAGGGACGACGTCGTCCTATTATCCGGCCGACCAGTTCAATTCGGGGTTTGCGAACGCCGGCACTTGCACGATCGTGCGGACCGGCACCACGACGCCGGCCGGCTCGACCAATCGGATAAGATACCAAGTCATCGGAGCCGACGCCGTGGCGGCGGCGGGCGACTTTGCGGAGATCGTTACCCGCCTGGAAGGGCTCCGCATGGCGGATCTCTTTTTCGGTCAGGGCTCGGCGAAAACGATTACCCTGCGCTTCGGCGTCAGCGCGCCGGCCGGAACCTACTGCGTCACGTTTATCAACGGCGCCTACAACAGGAGCTACGTCGCCGAATACGTTATTACGGCTGCGGAGGCCCATACGGACGTCGTCAAAACCGTTACCGTCCCAGGAGACACTACGGGAACGTGGCCGCGAGACCACAACACGGCGATGGAGGTTCGTTGGGGCCTGATGGCCGGCGCGACGTACCAGCAAGCAGCGGGTACGTGGGGCACCACGAACGCGGTCGGCTCGCCCAACCAGTACAATTTCATGAGCATCGGCGGCAATACTTTCGACTTGTTCGACGTCGGCTTGCACGAGGGCTCGACCGCACCGCCGTTCGTGCTGCCGGAATACGTCAACGAGCTCGCGACGTGTCAGAGGTACTGGGAGAGTACGTTCCCTCTGGGTACCCAACCGGCCTCGGCCGGCGGGGCCGGCGTGAGCGGGTTCCTGACCGCGCAATCGACCAGCGCCTCGGCCTTCGTCAACATGCTGATTTGGTCGCACAAGAATTTCAAGCGCGTGGTTCCGACAGTGACGACCTACAACCCGTTTAACGCAGGCGCGGGGATATCGAGTGCGGGATCGGGAAACTTCGCCGCGGCGATCTACAGCAACGGACCCGGCTACGCCGCCTTGCGGGAGACCGCGGGCGGCACGGCGGTCGGCGCCGCCCTGACCCTTCACGCCAAGGCCGATGCGAGGTTGCCGTGACAGAGTATCGACGCACCGACAACGAGCGCGTCGTTTTGCGCGTCTCGGACAACGCGCTAATTCCGGACGATCCCGGCAATGCCGATTACATCGGATATCTCGCATGGGTCGCGGCCGGCGGCGTGCCGGACCCCTACGTCGCCCCGGCGACGGCGTCGGCCGAACCGGATATCCTGTTCGACCACGAGAACCGCATCCGCGCCATGGAAGGCCGGCCGGAGCTGACGTCGGAGGAGTTCGCCAAGGCGCGCGGCAATGTCCGATGAGTATCGGGTGTCCGTGCTCGAGGAAAGAATAGTGACCAACGTCGAGCCGCAACTGCCGCAGCCGCCGCCGCCGATGCGGCAGACGGTGTATCCGGCGAGCACGGTGCAACTGGCGCACGCTACCTCGGATGCCGTGATCTCGGGCCTCGCCAAGAGCCCTTATCTTTTGGGCGTCGTCGTCATCGTATTGGTAGGGGTAGGCGCCGCCATCTACTTCCTTCAGATCTTGATTACGGGTCAGGCCTTCCACCTGAACCACATACTCGAGCAGCAGCAGCGGGCCCAGACCGAACTCATTACGCTGCACAAGCAAGAATTCGACGCCTTGTTAGAGATGGCCAACCGGCTTTCTATGGCCGCCGTAGCGTCGTCGCCGCCGGTCTCGTCGTTCTCGCAGATACCGACGCAACCACCGCAGCCGCAGCCAAAACCGCGATGAGCGAACTTCGACCGAGAACGGTAATGATCCTTATCGGTGCGGCGCTGGCGGCAACTTTGATCATCGTACTACTACTGGTGCAATCATGAACGAACATCTCAAACTATCGCCCGCGGGGGCGAACTTGATCAAGCATTTCGAAGGTTGCCTTCAGCCGCATCAAGGCAAGTACAAATCGTACGTGTGCCCGGCGGGAGTTAGGACTATCGGATGGGGCACGACCTCGGAGCACGGGAACAAAATCGCTGCCGACACGGTATGGTCGAAGGCACAGTGCGACGACGCCTTCCTTCGGGACATGGAAGCGTTCGAAAAAGACGTGCGCCGGCTCGTCAAGGTGCTGTTGCAGCCGTGGGAATTCGATAGCCTGGTTTCGTTTTGCTATAACGTGGGCGCCGGCAATCTGGCCAAATCGACCCTGTTGAAGTACGTCAATACCAACCAATTCGGCCTGGTCCCGTCCGAATTTTTGAAATGGAATAAAGCCAACGGCAAGGTTCTTTCCGGCCTGACGCGGAGACGCAAATGCGAGAGCCTGCTGTGGCAGAACGTCGTCGACGAGAACTACGACGGGATCGCCGACAAACCGCACGCGGCAGATCACCCGATGCCGCAGGCAGTCGATCCGCCGGAGGGCTGAGCCATGCTGGCATCCGTCATCACGTTCCTGATCTACGTCTGCCTGCTCGCGATCGTGATCTATCTCGTGATCTGGGTCTTGCGCGACATCATCGGGTTGCCGATCCCGGAGCGGGTGATCCAAATATTGTGGGTCATCGTCGCGTTGATCGCCATTCTATGGCTGGTGCAGATGGTGCTGGGAGGCGGGCTTCATCTACCCGCCCTCAAGTGAGGCACTGCCGCCGGCCGAACCGTTCCACCCCCGCGTTTGCACGGGCTGCTAGATGAAGGCGAAGCAGTGGGAATTGGTGTTCTGGGGCGTCGTGCTGGCGCTGCTGTTGTTCTGGTGGTGGTGGCTGCTGAATTAATGGTGCTCATTTCCGGCACCTCCATTTGTCGCCATAGGTCACCTTGTGCATGCCGTGGCGCTGGCAAACGTCTTTTTCGGTCTTGGTCTCCCGGTTGACGTTAGCCAATTGTTGGCGCGTGGCGCGGAACGTGCGGTTCATGAACTTTCGCCGCGCGTCCCAATCGGGCTGCTTGTCGGCCGCCTCGTCCGCGACGGGCTCCGCGGCGGCATGCGCCGGAGCGTCCGGAGCTACGCGCTCGGTCAGATCTTCTTTGCTGACGTCGATCGAGCCGCAGCACATCGAGTTGCCGTTGAGCTCGTAAGCCTTAAGCAAGGCCTTCCTTTTCGTGGCCTCGCTCGGCACCCACGACGGCGTATCGAACGGCATTTGCGCCAGGACGATGGTGTGCGCCGACTTTATCCGGTCCTGATCCTTTTCGGCCGGCGGCAACGGGTCCGGCCGGGTGGCGAACATCAGCAGCAGCACGGACATGGCCGAACCGGCCAGGACTACCTTGGTTATGGTCATGCGTTTCCCTCCGGCACGACCATGTTGCGAAACACGTCGTTTATCACGAACTCGTCGAGTTCGCGAAACAGCGCGTCTATGCAAGCATTGCTTTCGGACTTGTTCCGCATCCGCAGGGCCTTGAAGAACAGCAACCACGTAGTCGTTGCCCCCGCAAAGAACGCCTTTCGCGCGTTTTCTTGTTCGGCCTCGGAAGTATCGAACAAAACGTCCGCGCAGAACTCCTCCCAGCTTTCCTGCAAGTTCTCGAACGGCAATTCTGGTCCGGTCGGTTTTTTCAATTTTGCCTCCCTACTTTGTTCGTCGGCAATTTGAGGAAACTCAGAATTAATTGCGCCATGTTCAGGATCTGGCCGATGCGGATTTCCTCCGCGGCGACCTCGGCGTAGCTCTCTTCTTCCAGCGCCATCTCGGCGACGGTCTTGAGCGTGCTCAGGACATAGTTGAGCGCCTGTCCCACCGGCTCTCGGTCGGTCATTGGTCGGCCTCTTGGTTGTAGTGTTTGACGCCGCAGAAGAACGCCATCGCCGCGGCGCCGAGGGCGGTACCCATGACAACTCCCAGCAGAAACGCGCTCATGGCTCGAGTTGATCCAATTGAAGCAAATCCAGATTTCTCAAAGTCTCTGCGATATCTGCGTACGGGCCGAGATAAAATGTTTCGCCGCCGTTTACGCTGCACTCGAGCATATACAGTTGTCCTTCGCGAAGGATGGCGGCGTCTATCGTCCGCCCTTCTTTGCGCGTTGTTTTCACCGTCAACAAACGCTCTGTTTTAATTCCCAAGAATTTTTTCATGTCGGCGGTTTACCTTTCTTTTTAAGTAGCTTCGTTCCTTAGTTTGCGGCTCCGCGCGACGCGTCTCACGATATCGTCGAACAAATCGTAGACTGCTTTTTCCCTGGTCCTGCCGTAGCCGACCGGGCTGTTGCACCACGCCCCGACAGCGTCGCTCTCTCCCTCGTAATCGTCGAGATCGATTGCCACCCAATAGCCGTCCGGCTGCAGTTCCACCGACAGCTTCATCTCACAGCCCCATCTTTCGGTCGCGGCGCATGTCTGCGGCATCGTCGACCCCGCACTCGCGATCGTGCGCGATCGTTTCGTCGACGGCCTCCTGCACCCGGCCGCACCATTCGTTTTCGAGGCGGTGCACGATCATGGCGGCCAGCGCCATCGGCGCCGGCACGCAGACCCACAGCATCTTGCCGGTGGCGTCGCGCCCGCCGTAACCCTCCACGAGAACCTGACCGGTGCCCCAACCGCCTTCGCGATCGTATTCGACCACTGCCTTGCCGCTAATAGGGGCGGCCTCGATGCCGTCGCGGACGACCAACGGGAGCTCGTCGAAGGAGTACATAAAGGATTGTTTGCGCATGATCAGTTCCATTCGTCTTGGTCGAGAACTTCGAAATGCGAGGTGATGCAAAGCCCGATCAGGTAGGAGAGCCCTACCGTGACGACGGCTGTCAGGATTACCATGACGATTTCCAACATGGCTCAGGCCTCCTCTTCCGCTACGAGCAGGTCTTCGATTGCCCGAAGCCTGGTGTCGCCGACGCCTTCGACGAAGGTACCGTTGCCGCGAAAGGCAAGGTATCGGCCGTTGGGCAGCGGCACGGTAAAGAAGCGATCTTTTTCGAATTGATGAAGGACGGCGTTTCGGCTCAATTTCTTTTCCATGGTTCAATGCTCCAATACGCAAGCATCCAAGACTTGCAGGCCACGCTCGGTAACTTTCAGATCGTCGTCGAGCAGACCCCCGCGGATCAGCGCATTGACGACGCGCTCGCGATTGCCCCAAGCCAATCCCGCTGTCCCAGAGCGATTGTAAAATTCGGCATAGTCGGTAGGCTCGTTGTCGCGAGCAATGTCTTTGAGCATACGCAATTGTGTTTTGCTGATCATGGCTCAGGTCTCCTCTTCCGCAAGTTGGGGGAAGGTCTTGGTCAGCCATGCCCGCCAACCCTTGGCGCGGGCTTCGTAGGCGTCGTGGGCACGACCATGCCAGTAGTAGCCGCCGGGCCCGTGAAACTCCCAGTGATTGCGGCCGGCCTTCCACACCCATGCGTCTTTGCGGGTTTTGACGTGCGGCGCGTATGCCATTACGTCTTTCCGAACCAGTGCGAGGATCTCGCGGGAGAACGAAATATTGATGTCGGTCATTTTTGCGGTCCCTGTTTCGATAAACGCACCATAAGACGATGTGTCCCCATCCGTCAAGGACTATTTGTCTTGAAACCGGCGCTTGCCTCTAGAGACTTTCTGTCTTATAGTGCGAGGATGGCAAAAATCAGAACGTTCCGACAGCTCATCGAGCTCTGGGGAACCAGGGAGGCTCTGGCGGCCGAAATCGGCGCCCAAGCCGCCACGGTTTCCAAGTGGTGGCAGCGCGACAGCGTTCCCGCCTCCCAGTGGGCCAACCTTCTTGCGACCGAAACCGCGTTCAGAGCGAGGCTCAGGGCCGATACCCTGGTCGAGTTGGCCGCGCGCGAAAATGCCGACTAGCAGTCCATTGCGTTATTTAACCCAAACCATTGGAGAACAAACAAATGTCTACGGTAACGATGTTGGACGAGAAACGAGTTGCGCGCCCGCTTGACGTACTGGCCAACCTGATCCGCAAAGACCTCGAGCAGGGCAAGGAGGCCGCCCAAAAGGCCGGCGCGCCGTATTACAAGGCCGCGGGCGAAAAACTCCACGAGGCCAAGGCATCTGGCAATATGTCCATCTCCCAGTTAACCGAATGGACAAAACGCAATTTCGATATCGGTCGCGCGCAAGCTCTTTTGTATATGTCTTACGCCGATGCAACCTCCCATCTGTCCGCTCGAGACGAGCACCCCAGCCTGAACAAGTTTCGCCAGGAACATCACGGCTACAAACAAACGGTTCACCCTTCGCCATGGCGCGAAGAGGTCAAGAGTAACATCGAGCGCGCCCGCGCCGAAGCCAAGCGCATCCAAGACGAGAACCTGACCCGTCAGCAAGAACGCGATGCCGAAAGAAAAATGGCGCTGCGCCTGATCGATATCGGTTTCAAGGTGCTGGCCAAGGAACTCCACCCCGACAAGGGTGGCAGTAGAGACGCAATGTCGCGTCTGAGCCGGGTGCGTGACCGGCTGAAAACCCACGCATGACGGAGTGTTACCATGGACAAACTCCAGAGCAAGGACACGGCAATGGCGACAGTCGCCATTATTGCACCGTCCAAGCTGCTAGTGGCCGTTGTCAACGGCCGTAAATTCATTGCCAACGCAAGATGGAACACCAGCCTCGTCGCCGATTACGTCATCGAGGAAGGAACGGACAGATGGATGAAGTTGGGCGAGGTGGCGAAGTTCGCTCACTGCACCAATAATATTCCCAACAAAGAAAAAGTCCGTCAACGCTTGAGCAAATTATTCAGAGAACTGCTCGATCGCGATTTGTTTCTCGCCATCGAGTACGGCAAGAACCATGCGGCTCAAGCCGTCAAGATTGCAGATTTGACGATCGATAACGAGAAGCAACTCGTCTTGCGCAAGATCACGCGCATGAAAAAAACCAAGGAACTGACGGAAACGCAGTACGAGAAGTCGATTGTTCTGCTGCATAAAACGGTCTGCTAATTCCGTACGCTTGCGGTCCCCACTAATCGCGTGCGGGATAGGCCACCGGGGCGGATTTCGCCCCTTCGCTCCGGTGGTCCTTTAAAGGAGGCGTCCGATGAACGAATACAAGAAGTCGCTAACGAAACAGGAGCGGATCAAGTGCGCCTATCTGTTCTGCGTTCGCAACGTCGCGATGCAGGACTTGGCGATTGCCTACGAAGTCAACATCGGCCGCGTCAGCGAGGCAATCGCCGCAATCGAAACCGCTGCCGACAATCCGCTCGGCACCATTGTCGACGAAGCGGCCCGCTTGCCGCGAATGGTAGTGCAATAGTGCGCTGGCTCGATCCCAGGCTCGACAAGCGGCTGATCGAGCTGCACGCGTCGGAAGGCGACGACCAGCTCGTCATGAGGCAAATCGCGGCTCTGCTCAACAAGGAGTTCGGCACCATGCTCACCCGCAATTCCGTCATCGGCCGGTCGCATCGCCTGGGTCTCCAAAAGCGACCCTCGCCGCCGCCGCCGCGGTCGATGCCGAAATTGCCTCCCGCCGAGACCGAGGCCGAGGCCCCGACAGTGCCGAAAACGCCGGAAGGCGTCACGTTCCTGCGCAACCGCGGCTGCTGGTGGCCGTACGGCGAGCTCGACGAAAAAGCAGAACTGTTCTGCGGCCGGCCGAAGCGCGAAGGCACGCCGTGGTGCTCGACGCATTACAAGAAAGCCTACAACGAAAGACGCCGGGCATGACCGCTACCGGCACATGGACGAAGGGCGTCGCCCATTGGCGGGAGGGCAATACTGCGTTTATCTCGATTGCCTTTACTTGGCGCCTGCCCGAAGCCCGCAGGATTGCGGAATATTATCGCGCGATTGGCTGCACTATAATCAAAGCTGGCGGGCCCGGCACGTTTACGCAAAAGAAATATCTGGCCGACATTGCCGAGGTCGGCGGCTCGATCCCCGACGCGATCGTGCGCCACAACCCGATGGCCACGCGGGCTAGCTATGGTTGCCCGGTGGGGTGCTGGTTCTGCATCGTGCCGAAAATGGACGGCCGCACGTTTACCTTCCTGCCGGACTTCCCAGTTAGGCCGGTGCTGTGCGACGACAATCTGTCGGCATTGCCGGCCGACTATCAGCAACACATTGTCGATCGTTACCTCAAAGCAGGCGTGCCGTTGCTCGACGCCAACTCCGGGTTCGAGCCGGCGACATTCGACGACGAGGTGTTCGCACGATGGAAGCCAGTCCTGAAAGGGCCATGGCGGTTCGGCTATGACGAGAGCACCGAGGGCGAGGCAGTTGCTCGGGCCTTCCGCATTCTCAAAGACGTGCGGCCGAGGCTGAAGCAAGTCTACACCATGATCGGCCACGAGCCGTTCGAGGTTTGCATGGCACGCATCGGCAGCGTGATAGCCAACGGCGGCGAGCCCTACGCGCAGCCGTTTATCAAGCTCAACTCGCTGACGAAAGAGCCGGCCGTCAGACACGACTGGACGACGCCGAAACTCAAGCAAGTACAACGCTGGGTCAACCGCCGGATCTGGCGCAAGGCGCCGTTCGAGGAATATGACGCAAACACGAGAGGCATCAGGCTGGCGACCGAGGGGTTGTTCGCATGACCGAAACCATTGGCGTCGACGAATACAAGAAGAAGGCCAGCGAGCACAAGCTGCAAATACAGGTGCTCGACCGCATCAAGGCAAACCGGACCCACCCCGACATCGTCGCCTTCGCCATCCCCAACTCTGCGAAGCGCAGCATGCGGATGGGCGCCAGGATGAGGGCCGAGGGACTGCTGGCCGGCGTCGCGGACCTCTGCATCATGCTGCCGTGCGGGCGCTGTGCGTGGCTGGAGATGAAGTCGGCCAAGGGAAGGCAGACCGTCGCGCAGCGCGCCTTCGGGCTCCGCTGCCTGCGGCTGGGGCACCCCTACGGAATTGCCTACAGCGTCGACGACGCCGTCGTGTTCCTCAAATCCGCGGGGGTGCTGAAATGACCAATTGTTTCGAGGAGCTCGCCCGGCAGCAGATGAGCGCCGCCACCAAGGCCAAGCTCGAGGCCGCCGAAAAGCGCGCCCGAGCCAAGGTCGTCAAGAGCGACAAAGACGCGCCCACGAAGCCTACCGCGATGGAAAAGGACCAGCTCGACAAGAACGCCCAGCTAAAACTATGGCGGGCCTATCACCGCGACGAAATTGCCGCCGTCGTCGACGGTCCGTACCGCAACGAATGGCGCACGTTGGCGAAAACCGTTCGCGATATGGCGTTCGAGAACCCCGCCGCGATCGTGGATTACGTCCGCAACGCGCAGTGGCTGCACGATGCCGACGCGCGGACCCGGAGCGTGGCGCTGGCAACGATCGCCCGAAAGATCATGCAGTTGCGCGAGCTCGAGGGCTACGCGCCGTTCGACGACAGCCTGCCGGGCGAGGAGCCGACTGCGTTCGAGATCGTCCGCAGCGAACTGAACGTGCTGACATGAACCTGATCAAGCAAGCGCTCGACGCCTACGCCAACTCCGCTCGCAAAATCTTTCCGCGAGATCGCGCGCAGACGGTCGGCGCATCCGAAATCGGGCAATGCATCCGCAAGATCTTCTGGCTCAAGAACGAGGGCGACCCGGTGCACGGCGTCGAGCGAGACCCGGAGTACGCGGAGAGCTGGGGCGCCCGCATGCGCGGCACGGTGTTCGAGGATGCATTCTGGGAGCCGGCGCTGCGCAAGCAGTACGGCAACCGCCTGATGTTCGCCGGCAAGGACCAAAAAACCTTTTCCAGCGGGTTCCTGTCGGCGACGCCGGACGGCATGATCGGCCCGTTGACGCCGGAAGAGCGCGACGCCATCCGGAAAGCCGGCAGCGCACTGACGCCTGCGGAGCCTGTCGGCAATTGCGTCATGGTCGAGTGCAAGACCGCCGATCCCCGCACGAACCTGAGCGCGCCCAAGCATGCCAACGTGTTCCAAACCCAAGTGCAAATGGGTTTGATGCGCGACAACAGCGTCTGGTCGCCGACGCACAGCATTCTGTCCTACACCGACGCTTCGTTCTGGTCCGAAACAAAAGAGTTCGCGATCGCGTTCGACGAACGGATCTACGAGACGGCCAAGCAGCGCGCCACTACCATCATGACCGCGACCGGCGTCGACGAGGTCCCGCCCGAGGGTTGGATTGCCGGCGGCCACGAGTGCAGATACTGCCCTTTCCTCAAGCCGTGCGGGGTCGAACGACGCAACCTTCCGTTTCAGGACGAGCCTATCGAACCTCAATTTGCTGCTGAAATGCGCGACATGGCCGTTGACTATAAAGCCAGGGAATTACTCGGAGAGGAAAACGATGCCGAATTACGTCGTTTGCAAACCAAAATAAAATCCCGGCTGCGCGAGAAAGGCGTTCGCAAAATCCCCGGTGTTCTGACGTGGAGCAACGTCAAAGGCAGGCCGAGCTACGACAACAAGGCGATCCGCGAGGCCGCAACGACGGCCGGCGTCGACGTCGAACGGTTTCAAACAGTCGGCGAGCCCACCGATCGGCTCGCCATCCAGATTGCCTCGTCCGAGGACGAGACGATGCCGGACCCGGCAATCGCAGGGTCCCGACTACAAACGAAAGAGAGCAAACGATGAACGAAATCGAAAAACGAAAATTCTCCGCAGTCGGCAGCGTCGAAAGCAACCCGTTCTTGGAGTATGCGAACGCCCAAAGCAATCGCATGATCGTCGGCCATCTCTTGAAGTTCACGAAAGGCAAATTTTTCGCCGGCCAAGACAACAAGATGGTGCCCGAGGGAACGCAGCTGATTGCCAACATGGACGAGTTGCTGGTCGGCTGGGTGCGATGGGAAGGCAATCGACCCGTTCAATACGAGATGGAACAACTCGTCAAAGGCATCAAGGCGAAACCGCGCAAGGATTTGGGATACACCGACAGCGAGGAGTGGGAGGACGGCCCTGACGGGCACCCGCGCGACCCTTGGCAATTCGCCAACTACCTGCTGCTGAAGGCGACCTCCAAGGACGGCCAGCTTTACACTTTTACCGCCTCGTCGAAAGGCGGGTTGGATGCGCTGGGCCTGCTCAGCAGAGAGTACGGTACGGTTTATCGCCAGCGGCCGGACGAATACCCGACAGTAGAACTCGGCGCAGGCGGATACGAACACCCCGTCCGCTCGCGCGGCTGGATCGACACGCCGAGCTTCAAAATAATCGGATGGGCGCCGAAATCGGTTTTTGCGGTCGACGAGGAGGCGTACGAGATCCAGACCCCGTTCTCCGACGAAAAAGCAAAACCGAAGCCCTCGGGCAAGGGGCGCTTTTAAAAAAACGACGGCGGCCTCCGACAAACGGAAAGGCCGCCGCACCATAAGCCGATTGCAAGGCTAACTCGGGTATCTACCCGGCGCGCGAGTGCAAATCACGCGCCGGGCTTCTTCCAGAAAACGCCCGAGCAAGCCATGACGCAAGCCCCCGATGCGCCTTCCGGCGTCTCCAATCGTTCCCCCGCCCTCGAGTTCCTTGCGGCATTGTTCAACGGAACTGCCGAGGAGAGCGAGGGCGGCGTTTACCTGTCGAGCCTGCCCAATCTGCGCGACGATCCGCTGGAGCAGATCGGCGAGCGTCACGTCTGCGCGCCGTCCGCGGACGTCGTCGACAAGTTCGTCCGCAAGTGGGACAGAACCAGGCGCGGTTTGTTCGTCTGCGTCGGCACGGTAGCAGACAACAAACGGAACAAAGATAACATCCGCGAAACGGTATGCCTGCACGCGGACGTCGATTTCAAGGAACTGGCCGAGGACGAACCTACCATACGGGCGGCATTGGATACGTTACCGAGCCCGCCCAGTATCGTAATCCGTTCCGGAAACGGCCTGCATTTGTACTGGCTGTTTCGGGAGCCGATCGACACCCAGCGCCTGCTCGCTCGCCTCGAGGAGGCGCTGCGCAGGCTCGCCGCCGTGGTCGGGGGCGACCCCGCGGTGTGCGAGGTGTCGCGGCTGATGCGCTTGCCGGGAACCCACAACACCAAGCGCGGCGACTGGCGCGAGGTCGTCATCGAGCGAATGGACGCCGAGCGCCGCTACGAGCTCGAGGACCTCGAGGACTGGCTTGACGAGCAGCGTCCGGTGCTGGTCCGGAAGAGTACGAACGGAACCGGACAGGTCGATGCAGGGTCGTACCCTTCCGACGACAACCCCTATCTGAGGCACGCCAGGGAGTGGGGCTACAAGCCCCGCCTGGACGTCGAGGCCGCGCTGGCGGCGATGCACGAGGGCAATATCCATACGACGCTGCGCGACGTGGCGGCCTCGCTGATCCATATCGGGCAACCCCTCGAGGAGGTGGTCGGCATCCTGATGGAGGCGGCCAGGAAGGTCGGCGGCCCCGACTGGAACTGGCGCTCGGAGGACAACAAAATCAGGCAGTTGTGCGAGAGCGCGCTAAAGAAGTTCCCGCCCAAGGAACAGATTGTTTCGCGTGAAACGGCCGTCGAGCCCGACGACGGCAACGTCGTCGATCTCGGCGAGGCCAGGGCCAAGACAAAACGCAAGCCTCGCAGTCCGAGCGTATTGCTGGCCCCGTTTGCAGTCGCGGACGGCGTGATCGAGACCGTGCGCCGGCACGGCGGCGACATCCTGCTGAGCGAGGGCGAGGTCTGGCTCTACGGCGAGGGGTTTTGGCGGATCATGACGCCGGCCGACCGGCAATGGCTGGCGACCATGATCCAGCAGGGGTTCGAGGAGATCAAAGAACCCGGCAAAACGTCGTCCCTGACGTCGGCATGGAAACGTATTTGCGAGCATCCGCGCCTGTTCAAGGCCAAGGTTCCTTGGGCCGGCGGCGGCACGATCGTGTGCCGCAACGGCGTAATCGTCGCGGACGATCGTTCTCCGGACGGTTGGCGGTTCGAGATCCACAAGCCCGAAAACTATGCCCGCCGTTACGTCGGGGCCGACTTCGATCCGGGGGCAGAATGCCCGCAATTCGTCGCCCTGATCGCCAGCATGTTCTCCGATCGGCCGGACGCGCATTTGGTAATTCCGCTGTTGCAGGAATGGCTCGGCGGCGCATTGGCTATTGCGACCCTGAAACGGGAACAGCGCCGGGCCTTGATCCCGGTCGGCGGCTCGCGCACCGGAAAGACCGAATTGACCATGATGATAAGGGCCTTGCTGGGGGGTCCGATCGCTACGCCGTCCGCAAAAGAATTCGGCGAGCGGTTCGGACTGGAAACCCTGTATGGAGCCGCGGCCTGGATACGGGACGACGCCATCAACGAAGGCGACAGGCTCGATCCGCAGCGCTTCAAGACGGTGGTGACCGGGGAACCCGTCGATATCGACCGGAAGAACCAGCCGGCAGTTCGGGACGTGCGGCTGGACATCCCGGTGTGCCTCAACGCCAACGGCTTGGCGCGGATCAGGGACAATTCCGACGCGGTATTCAATCGCTCGATCGTCCTGAACATGACCAACGCAATCTCCCTCGAGGCCGCGCACGCGGCCAGGGTTGCCGCGGGAACGGGAGAGCAAAGTATCGGTATGGCGATATTCGAGCGGGAAGCTGCCGGCATCCTGAACTGGGCCTTGGCCGGCTTGGTGCGGCTCCGCAAGCGCGGGTTCTACCATATTCCCGAGAGTATCGAGACGGCCCTTACCCAATACAGGGATGCCAACAATCCGGTTGCGGAATGGGCGCGCGAGGCCTTGGCGGCAGATCCGGACAGCAGGGTCGCCAGGAGCGACTTGGTGCGGGCTTACAACGGTTGGGAACTCGAGCAAGAGGGCGAAGAAGCCCGTGCCCACGGCGCGCGTTGGCTGCTGCCGCGGTTGCGGAACCAGATCAAGGGAATGGGCGAGTATCAGAACCACAAAGGGGTTCGCTACGTCGCCGGAGCGAAGTTGACGGAGCTCGGCCTGGCGATGTGGACAAGCTACGGCTTGGCCAATTCCCGAACCGGACCCGGAGGGTTTTCAACCTCTGCGAGCGAGGTCAACAGACCCCACGAAAGGGGCCAAAAATGATGTGTTGCAAGGCCATTCGGAAGTGTTGCGGAAGTGTTGCGCTCCGCAACACCGCAACACTTCCGCAAC